AGGCATTACGTGAACAAGATTGGATACGTAGCAACGGGTGAGGCGAGAGAACATGACGATGAGGAATACTATGACGTCTTCAGAATGCCAACTTACCGTGACTGACACAATCTATTGCCACCACGTCAAACAGTACAGACCAGTCTGTATGAGTTGTGGTGTGAAACCTGCTGTCATTTGTTTAGATGACAGAGATAACCTGTGTGCCGTGTGTGCACTACCTATAGTGAAAACCAACAGTGGACAAGGAGATTTACAATGCCACTAGATATGACATTACAAGATAACTTTATTGCAGAAGTTCCAGAGAACTTATCATTCAAGACAGTGTTTGAGCCTACTCTCTTCAAAGAGAAGAAGTATGTTATCAACGGTGAGACAGGCCAGTATATAGGNNGTTGGTAAGGGCTTTAACTGTGCTGACCACCAAGACTTCTTTTATGGTGTACAGAATGTCATGACTGAGAACCTGCCTGCAGCCGACCTGAAGACGGTGGATGTGAGCTGGCGTACAGCACGTGACAATGCCTGGGCATTGATGGATCTGACGCTGACTGATGTGTCTGCTACGATTCGTAGTGACAAGCATGAGACTACCATCTCGCCTCGCATCATCGCACTGCATGGCATTGATGGGTCTGCATCTAATCAGGTGTTCTTTGGCAAGATTGATTTCTTCTGTACCAACGGAATGATCAATGGCGAATACGACAAGGTGCGCCGGAAAAATACTGCTAATTTTCAGATGAATGACTTCATCCGTGAGTTGGCGGCGTTGCGTTCTGACTTCTACGTAGAAGCACAGCGTATGCAGAGCTGGGCAGACACACCTCTCAAGGGGTGGGCTACTACCAGCAGGGTGCAGGACATGCTTGAAAGCATCATCAAGTCTGAGCGTAAAGCTAAGAAGATGACTGACCTTTATTACGATGAAGCTAGGACACGTGGACACAATGTGTTCACACTGTATTCGGCCTTCACAAACTACGCTAGCTATGCCGACCAGCGGAATGGATTTTCACTACGTAACACAGGTAACGATACTGAATCTGAATCCATGTGGAAGCGTGAGCAGGAAGTTTCAAAATGGGTAAGCACACCCGAATTTTCTAGCTTGTTAGCGGCATAGTTATATGCTCAACTATTATAATACAAGTGGCTTGTATGAGCAGGCCACTTGTGATACACCTGAATGTTCAAATCAGAACAAAACCAGAACACATAGCCCTGAGAAGGAGAGGCTCATGGATGAGATAGAACTACGATTAAACAAGGGCTATGCTTTGGCACTAGCAAAATGGCAGGTTGAGATTTACCAAGCCAGAAACCAGCGTGATGCAAGTGCAATCCAACGCTACTTTAATTCCACAACAACACGCAATGCCATGGCTCGTTTGATGTTTATGGCAGCGCATGACAACCAAGTTTACACTCAAGCTGTTATTGCAAAAGAGTTACACATATCTCGTCAAGCAGCGAAAAAGATGGTTGAGGAGTGTGTGGCTGAAGGTTGGGTTGAAGCCGATGGAGCAGGCTATAAAGCAGCACAGCCGTTGATTGACCAACTGTATAACTACACTGAATTCCATATCACGACTGTGATGAAAAGACCCTTACGTTACTGGCTCAATGCTATGGAAAACTATCAAATCGCAATCAATAAAGATGTCAAGTAGCTTACGCCAACAGGTCAAGCTGGCTGACATTGCTAGAAGAAGGAGAAGAATCTTATGACTAAGGAACGATGCACAAGCATCTGCTGTGACGCCAATTGGCCTACAGCTCCACCTATTTCTTTCGGGAGAAAAAAGTAAGATGAAGATACAATTTACATTTAGGCATAACAATGAACCAAAGCAGATTATCACTGTGGATGCAGATGATGTCCGCTCTGGCTTTAATGAAGCTCTGAATGAGCTGAACGACAATAATGTAGATGACCTTGACACGGTTGAGGTAGTAACTGAAGATCAACTTGACATGCAAATGATCTTCGATAGGAGAGTGCATAATGAAGGCAAAGATACTGATAGGTGAGGCGGCTGAACCAGCCGTGCATCTGGAAAGTGACATGCCTAGATACGTCCAAGCATCAACCTATGCTGATGGCACACCGTACTTCAGGTACAATCCGCCACAAGAATTTGTGGACGCTGGTGTGGTCAGGCGAGGGGTGCTAGATGGAGACAGGCTTCAGGCGTTCCAGCTTGCCGATGAATACAACAACGCTATCGATGAGTACAGGCACAAGCAGACCATGCACCAGGAGAAGGGGCGGCATGACCCGTCTGTTCGTGGGCTGGCTGACATGTATTGTGAGAGTACATTCTTTGAAGTGCTTAGACCAATCACACAAGACCAGTATTCATATTTCATCCAAAAGTTGTGTGATACAGAGCTAGATAATATCCGCTTTGGTGACAGAAATTTTAAAGATGTGACAAACGGTATGGCTCAACGTGTGTATGAAAATATAATCAAGACCAGCCGGACTAAGGGTGGTGATGGCATACAGATGGCAAACCATGTACTGTCTGTAGCCAAGCGCATCTGGTCTGTCGGCAACAAGTGGGAAGTCATACACCGCAACCCGTGGAAGTATGTTGAACCGCTCACACCCAAACGCAGGAAACTGAAGTGGACAAGTGAGCAGATGAAAATTCTGATGGACACAGCTTTCTCTAGATTTGAGTGGCGTTCTGTAGGCGTGATGATCCTGTTGGCATATGAGACTAGCCAACGAGCAACCGACCTGCGTGAGGCGAAGTGGGATAACATCCGCTTTGACACAAAGGAGTTCGTGTTGGAAGAGCAGTCCAAGCGTGGGGCAGAGGTAGCCATACCGCTAGCTGACAACGTGATGGATGTACTTGACCAGCAGATGCAGGACTTTGGTCATCAGAACTACGTAGCACCACACCCAAAAGGGATGAAGCCCTACAATTTGCAGCTCTTATCGAAGACGTTTCAGCGAATCAGAGAGACTGCTGGCTTACCTAAAGAGCTACAGATGCGCGACATTCGGCGTACTGTTATCTCAGAACTGGCGGATAATGGGGCTACACAGGCAGAGATTATGTCTTGGTCTGGACATATGAACCCTAACTCGTTAAAACCCTACTTACAGACAGGTAAGGCCGCTGCTAAGGCTGCGTTTGACAAGCGTAGAAATACTGTTGACTAAGTCAATAGTGAAATAGTAGTGTGTGTCAACTTGACTTTTTGCGTTACGAACTTCAAGAACGTAGCGTAACCATTTGATTTATATATCTTATGGGCGGTTAGCTCAGTTGGTAGAGCAAGTGACTTTTAATCACCAACAAGCTGGCTCAGTTGGCACACACTCTAATAAAATCAATAACTTACCATACATCATAGTTACGTAGTGAGTAGATTACTACTGTTGACATAGTTTATTATGTATTGACAGTACATAGTTAACTATATTTATACTTACGTAAGTAACAAAACATAATAAATGTTTTCAAGGAGAGTGTTTTTGAAACAGTTTATAAATGAATTACATTTAACTGTGGGTGAGAGCAAACGTATTAACTGTCCTGTTTGTAAGGGCAAGAACACGTTCACCGCTACAAACATTGAAGGTAATGTTGTATATAACTGTTACAAAGCTAGCTGCACTGTGTCTGGTACACAAAGAACACGTATGGGTGTTGACCAGGTGATGCATGTAATGCGTGACAGAACAGTTACTCCTCGCTCTGTAGACACAGACTTTGTACTACCATCCTACATCACCGGCTACACCAACCGTGTGGGTACATTTGCTGACCGCTGGAAGATAGATGCGAACAAGCTTCTGTACGATGTGAAGGATGACAGAGCTGTATTCCCCATTTATTTAAATAACAAACTTGTAGATGCGGTAGGCCGCACACTTCGTGACTCTTCACTGAAGTGGAAGCGTTACGGCAATAGTCCTGTACCCTTTGTATCGGGCAGGGGCAGCATAGCTGTAGTAGTCGAGGACGCAATCTCTGCATCTGTAGTACCAACCATCAACAGGAATTTGTCTGGCATTGCCTTGCTTGGCACATCGCTTCTGTCTGAGCACACAGATTATCTACGCAATTATGACAGCGTAGTTGTAGCACTAGATCCAGATGCACGTGACAAGACATTGAAGATTGCCCGACAGATACGCACTGCAGGAATGAGTGCGTTTGCTTTGTGTTTGAAGGATGACATAAAGTATCAACGTGGATTAGATGTTGACTCACTTATTCAACTTATGGAAAAAAAAGGAGAGGCTACCCATGACAACAGCTCACTGGGAAAATATACCACATGCACCGCCATGTGAATTTCCAAAGAATTATACAATAGCTAAAATGTCAACAGCAGATACATCAAAACCAAATGCTTGCTGGAATATGCCGTTTGGTTTTCTTGGGCTAACAAGTATTACAGAGGTCAAATACAATGAAATTACGCGCAACAATTATCTTAGACTTTGATGCCAAGGACATCATGGATGCAAAGGGCTTGATAGACAAACTGCAGAGCGATCTTGAGCCTTTGGAAAACAAATATGGTGAAGTAGAACTAACAGTAAAAGAACGGAGAGGTATACGCTCAGAGAAAAGAAGTAACTAAAATAATCCTATTCCAAGCATGGCGCACTCTTGACTGATTGCGCCTTGTTTGTTATTAAATTAGTGGAAAACTACACTTGACTAAAGGAGACAGTATGGAACTGGCACTAATGCAATCACTGCTCAGCCAAGAGTTCTATGAGAACCATAAAGGCATAATCAAAGCAGAGATATTCAGTGACAAAGCAAACAAGATAAAGGCTGTCTTAGACAAAGCACATCTTGATTATGCACGTGACCTGACAGTGAGTGAACTAGAAGCAGTCTTCTATGTGAATAACCCGACACTGACTACAGCACAGCGTCAGGGCTATAAAGATATGTTTGACCAGATGCGTGGTGAGGATAGGCTAGGGGATGACCTAGCAGGCAATGTGTTGCGAGATTTGTGGAGACAGTCAGTAGCTGAAGAGCTAGCTAATCATGCCTTTGACATGAGCAACGGGCATGTCAAGAGCCTGACCAATCTGCGTGGCATGTTGAGCCGCTACGAAGATGACTTCCTTCCAAGCATCAGGGTTGAGCTGGACAACACAGACATTGACCATGTGCTCACACAGGTGAACCTGTCCTTCCGGTGGAAGATCAACATCCCTACCGTAGCTGAGCTATGGCCTGGGGTAAATGACGGGCAGCTTATCGTGGGAGCAGCCAGACCTAACACAGGCAAGACCAGTTCACTGGCCTATCTTATCTCTGGCCCTGAAGGTTTTATCGACCAAGGTGCACGTGTGCTTATACTAGCAAACGAAGAGGCAACCTCACGTGTTACATCACGACACATGTCTGCTGCTACCACACTGTCCATTGCAGAAATAAAAGACAAGCGTAACATACCGTTTGTTGACCTACGGCTTGGTAATGATTCAAGGTGGCGGCAGAACTACATGATTACAGATGCGACCACATGGGATGTAGACCATATGGAAGCTGTAGTTAAACAGCTCAAGCCGGACATTGTAGTGTGTGACATGGCTGATAAGTTCCTACCAGGTGGTACATACACAGCAGCGCATGAAGCATTGAAGGCTGCTTACATCCGCTTTCGTGTTATAGGTAAGCAGCATGGCTGTTGTATCTTTGCCATGTCTCAGATGAGTGCAGAGGCAGAAGGGCGGACTATGGTCAATCAGTCTATGCTTGAGGGTAGTAAGACAGGTAAGGCTGCAGAAGCAGACATTATGTTCTGCCTTACCAAGAACCCGATGGTTGAAGGGCAAGATCAGGATGATACGGAACGTCACTGGGTTATTGTAAAGAATAAGCTGACAGGCAAGCATGGACTTGTTCACACTTATCTTGACCCGAACACAGCGACATTCAGTGTATAGTGAAAAACCACAGTTGACTAAGGGATTGCAATGCCAAGGCCAAACGTAATTAAAGAAGACGCTCGTATGTACAACTTGCTCATACCACAGAGAGTGTATGACGTACTGCAGCAAGAAGCATTTGATTTATCTAAACAGTCAGGACGCATGGTTAGCGTAGCCCACCTGATTAGAGAAGCACTGGAGATATATGTAGATGAAACTCACCTTAGACGTTGAGAACACCGTCACCAAGCGTGATGGCAAACTGCACCTCGATCCATTTGAGCCTACCAATTCTCTTACTATGGTTGGTGTGCTGACAGACACAGGTTTATGTCAGACTATTCCCTTTGACCACAGCGAGGGTGGTACACCCCGTGGCTTTCAGATAGTGCAGGGCTTTCTGGATCACGCAACTATACTCATCATGCACAATGCAGCGCACGACCTGATGTGGTTGTGGGAGAGTGGGTTCAAGTATGATGGCCCAGTGTTCGACACAATGCTGGCTGAGTATGTTCTACAGCGAGGGCAGAAAGAACCGCTGTCACTGGAAGCATGTGCAGAGCGGTATAACCTGACCACAAAGAAGCAGGACACACTAAAGAATTACTTTGCCCAGGGTTTTAGTACACGTGACATTCCCTACAACGACCTATGTGAGTACCTGATAGCCGACCTTGAAGCTACCCAAGAGCTGTCAGATGTGTTGTATAAGAAGTTAAACTCAACTGATTACGGTTCGCTCATGCCTACCGTCACATTATCTAATCGCGTATGCACTGCACTTACACGTATCTACTGCAACGGATTTAAGATAGACCGTGCAGCACTTGACCAGGTGACTGAAGAGTTCACCGCTGAGAAAGAACAGCTAGAGCGTGAGCTGCAGGAAGATGTGAGGGAGCTAATGGGTGATACACCAATCAACCTCAACAGTCCTGAGCAACTGTCGTGGGTAATCTTCAGTCGTAAAGTAATGGACAAATCCCTGTGGGCTAATCACTTCACACCCTACATGCAGAAGGGTGAGTTCCGGCAGAAGGTAAACGCCAACAGCACTATTGTATTCAAAACTAAAGTACGGCGGTGTACGGACTGCAGTGGGGCAGGGCGTAAGCGACAGCGTAAGAAAGACGGTACAATCGGCAAGGCCGTACGTATATGTCAATCATGCGGGGGCGAGGGTGTACACTATGACGGTACAAAAGAAGTAGCAGGGCTGAAGTTCCAAGCCCCGTCAGCTAAGTGGGTTAGTGCCAATGGCTTTGGCTGCTCTAAAGGCAACCTTGAACACCTTGAGGGTGTGGCACGACAGAAGGGCATGACCAAGGCAGAGAACTTCCTGTCCAAGGTACGCCGCCTGTCTGCTTTGGACAGCTATCTGTCTAGCTTCTGTGGCGGCATATCAATCTTTACTAAACCAGATGACATGCTACATGTCCGCCTAGTGCAACACCAGACAGCGACAGGGCGGCTGGCTAGTCGTGAACCTAACCTACAGAACATGCCACGTGGCGGCACATTCCCAGTGAAGAAAGTATTTGTATCACGCTGGGAAGGTGGGCAGATCATGGAAGCTGACTTTGCTCAGCTAGAGTTCCGTGCAGCCGCATATCTATCACAAGATGAAACTGCAATAGATGAGGTAATCAATGGATTCGATGTACACAGCTATACTGCTAGTATTATTTCTGATGCTGGTCAGCCTACTGATCGTCAAACGGCGAAAGCGCACACCTTTGCGCCTCTTTACGGAGCGACAGGCTTTGGACGTACGCCTGCTGAAGCTGCATATTATGAGCACTTCACAACAAAGTACAAAGGGATTGCTGCATGGCATAAGAGGCTGGCTACAGAAGCTCTTACCACTAAGATGATTACAACCCCATCCGGCAGGCAGTTCAGCTTCCCTGATGTAAAACGCAAGATGAACGGCTCAGTGTCGTACTTTACACAGATAAAGAACTACCCTGTGCAGTCATTCGCTACCGCAGACATAGTACCGCTGGTGCTATTACGTATGCAGGACGAGCTGGATAAAGCAAATCTGCAAAGCCTTATAGTCAACACAGTTCATGATAGTATCGTCATTGATGTACATCCAGATGAGAAAGACCAGGTACTTAATTGTTTAAAGACTACATCCGACAACATACAATCAGATATACTTATGACTTGGGGTGTGGATGTAAACGTACCGCTGCTGCTTGAGGCTAAGATTGGACCGAACTGGCTTTCCACTGTTGACGTGGATTAATACTGTTGACTAATGTATTAACTGTGGTATAACTATAAAACTTCGCTCAATTTAAGAGGTGCAAATGACACAACTTACAACGATAAATACAGAGAATTATGCAGCAATGGCTCAGCTCATGGGTGTGAGTGGGGCTACGCCGCAAAAGGCAAAGTCATCGACCTTGCCACGCCTTCGCATCTGGAATCAGGGTGTGAAGGAAAAGGAAGGTAAGCGTACGGTTGAGATTATTCCGTCAGGCTTCTTCCGCTTGGAAGTGCCAGACACTGCAATGTACTTTGCAGAGAAGGTTACTATCCGCCCCTTCGTGCAACGCTTCATGTACAAGAAGTATGACAGCACGAAGAACACCTATGTTAAGACAGTCATGCATGACAATCTAAACGTAGACCTGAAAGACACATCTGGTGGGTTCAACTGCGGTAAACCTGCTGGATACATTCAGGACTTCAATGCCTTGTCAGACGAGATGAAGGACGCAATTAAGCAGATTAAGCGTGTCCGTGTAATCTTAGGGCAGGTGACAATGCATGGTGCGCTAGATGACAAGGGCAATACGGTTGATGTTGCAACCTCACCTTTCATCTACGAAGTCGAGAACAAGACAGCGTTCAAAGACATGGGTGAACCTTTCAGCCAGATGGCTCGTCAGAAACGCCTGCCGCTTCAGCACAACATTAATGTTGAAACGACAGAGCAAGAGCTTCCAACGGGTGCTTCTTTTTTCCTCCCGAAACCATCGTTGGATTTATCTACACAGCTTGAGATTACGGAAGAAGATCACAAGACATTCTCTAGTTTCATTGAATGGATTGAGAACTATAACACGTACGTCTTTGGTGAGTGGGATAATAACAAAGCTACAATCTCTACCCAGGAAGAAGAAGCACTGGTTGCTGACTTAGCACCAGACGTTTTCGTTGAACTGGATGATGATGATGACGCAGCTTAATGAGCTGAAAATACATCGCTGGTTGCAGAATGTCCTATTGGGCACTGCAGCCATGTCCGATGAAACTATTGAAAGGGTAGTGGGTGATATATCTGCTGCCCTTTCAAAGCAGTTTAAAGAGAGCCGAAAGGGTCAGCCTTTTCGCTGGCGCATGTCTAATGTAGGCCGACCATACTGCCAGATGTGGTATGACAAGAACAAGCCTGATGCAGCCAAGCCTCACAACACTACCTTCCTGCTGAACATGATTGTTGGTGACATTGTCGAAGCCGTATTCAAAGGCGTGATGACAGAAGCCGGTGTTGAGTATGAAGATGCAAAGAAAGTATCTGGTAAGTTTGGTGATAAACAGATTGACGGTACTAACGACCTGACCATCGACAATGAAGTATGGGATGTGAAGACAGCTAGTGCCTGGTCATACAACAACAAGTTCAGTTCCGCTGCCGACTTAGCAAAAGCAGATACGTTTGGTTATATAGCCCAGCTCTGTGGCTATGCTGAAGCAGAGAACATAGAACCAGGTGGCTGGATAGTCATCAACAAGAACAATATGGAATTCAAGTTTGTCTCTTATGATCTGGACAACAAGAAAGAGGTTGTACAGCAGATCACAGACAAGACGGTTGAGCTAGAAGAGAACAAGTTCAAGCGTTGTTACGACCCTATCGAAGAGACATTCTATAAGAAGACTACAGGTAACAAGATACTAAGTACTACCTGTGGCTTCTGTGCCTACCGTGAAGATTGTTGGGATGGGAAAGTATCTGAAGAACCATCCCGTGTGAGTAAGGCGGCTAACAAGCCGATGGTAGTGTACTTAAACGATTGATGTATACAGGCAAAGCATATAGGGCAGCGCGTAAGCTGGGCTTTCGTAGTGGGCTTGAGAAAGTCATCTGCGACAAACTTAAGAAAGACAAGGTAACTTTCTCATACGAGTCTATGAAGATTGAATGGGAAGACCTTGCCTATAGAACATACACACCAGATGTGATCCTATGTAACGGGATTATCTGTGAGATTAAAGGGCTGTTCACGCCTGCAGATAGACGCAAGCATCTTAAGATAAAGCGTCAGCACCCTGAGCTGGACATACGGTTTGTCTTTGAGAATAGCAGACGCAAGCTTCGCAAGGGTGCAAAGAGTAGTTACGGAGACTGGTGTGCAAAGAATGGCTTTAGGTACGCAGATAAAGAAGTACCTGAAGAGTGGATTAAAGAGAAGGGGAGAGCATTAATTGCAACATTTATTAAATACAAAGGGCAAAAGAAAAGTGTTTCTTGATGACAAAAATCAATTCGGTGTTTTCCTTACCCCCACATTGGTAGAGGGTGAGTGGACAGGGGAAGTTGAAGTAAACCTAGCCTTTGCTGATAACAATGATCTAGATGATGATTGTAATGAAATGATGGTGCAAGTTATCGCCATGATGGCTGCTTCTGTAGAGCTAATGGAAACAGACCGTGCGATAGCAGACCGACTGATGGACATTGTAGACAGACGCTATCCACAGTCTAGTGAAAAAGAACAGTTGACTAAAGACATTGAGATTGATGGCAACGTAATTCGTTTTGATTTTTCTACTAATACAAAAGGCAATGCGTGATGACCAGCTACAAGACCATCATGGATGAGCATGATAAGAGACACAGAAAAGTAGATATGGTCAATGAGCCAGCCCATTACAACAAGGGTGAGATACAATGCATCAATGCCATAGAGGCAGCACTCACCAAAGAAGAACTTCGCGGGTACTACAAGGGCAACGTCATTAAGTACATATGGCGTGAGCAGTACAAGAACGGAAATGAAGATGTACTGAAGGCTCAGTTCTACCTCAACAGAATGATAGAGAAATTAGTTGATGCTAAAGGCTGACGGATTTGACCAGGCGATTATAGGCAGGGCCAGACGC